CCGCTGCCGGGGCCAACACCGCATCCCGTGTGGGCGGTCTATTCGACGACCTTGCAGACACCGCAACGCTTGACCGGGAACGGGGCTTTGCGAACCTTTACCTCGATACCAACACGGCTTTCACCCCAACGCAGGGTCAAAAAGTCAAGTTGACAAGTGCGATGAAATCGGGCGTTTTGTCAACCTACAACTTTTCAAGGACCACGACATCGCTGACCTACACAGGCACAACGGGTGCGACCCTTCGCATCGCTGCATCCATAGTCTTGGCACAGGGCAACAACCACCAAATCAAGGTTTACATCGCCAAGAACGGCACAACGATTGACCAGTCAATGACTGACATCACAACGGCTCACACGAACGGCCATGCGATTTATACGGAGGCTTACGTTACGGGTGCGGTCAACGATGAGTTCACCATCTACATCAACGCAATCGATAGCGGTACAAGTATCACGATTTCAGCCCTTTCATTTACCGCCCATACCCTATGAGCAAGTCAACGCAGCACTTCACCCAATGGTTGGGGATAGAGCATAAGGTCCCTGTAATGCTGGAGAACAGGTCCGGCAAATACATCACTTACGGCTTTGCGAATGAATACCCCTACTACCTTCTTGACAACTATCGCAGGTCGTCCAAGCACAACGCTATCGTCAACGGCAAGGTGAACTACATCATGGGCGGTGGATGGCAGGCAGGCGATGACTTGACCGTAGAACAACAAGCCCGGTTCATCAAGTTCTTCGATGGAATGTCAAGCACGGAGGACCTGAACGACATTACCGAGAAACTGGTCCTTGACTTGGAGTTATTCAACGGCTTTGCGGTTGCGGTTACTTGGTCCAAACTTGGGACCATCGCCAAGATGGAACACGTTCCGTTTGAAAAAATCCGTGTTGACAAGGAGGAGAAAATGTTTCAAGTCGCTGACTGGTACAACGACGACATGATGCAACTCTTCCCCAAAGTCGGGGACATCGAGAAAATCCCTGCATTCGACCCGGAGAATCGCCTCGGAAAGCAGTTGTTCTACTATCGGGTCTATGCAGCAGGCGTGAAGCACTATCCTTTGCCCGAATACATCGGCGGGAACGCTTGGATTGAGGCAGACGTGCAAGTCGCCAACTTCCACAACAACAACCTCCGCAACAACTTTTGGGGCGGTTACTTGATTAATTTCAACAACGGCATCCCAACCCCCGAAGAACAGGGGGACATTGAGAGGCAGATTAAACGCAAGTTTTCGGGAACCGACAACGCTGGCCGCTTCGTTGTAACCTTCAACGACGATGCAGCCAAGGCCCCGACACTTGAACCGCTCACTCCGAGCGACATGGATAAGCAGTTCGAGATACTGAACAAAGCCATCCAGCAAGAGATATTCATCGCACATCGTGTAACGAATCCAGCGTTATTCGGTGTCAAAACCGAGGGCCAACTCGGAGGAAGGACTGAATTAGTAGAGGCTTACGAACTATTCAAGGCGACCTACGTCAACGACCGGGTGCGCAAAGTGGAGCGGATGATTAACTACCTCGGCTCCTTCAATGGCGTGGAAGGTATGGAACTTATCCCGGTGGAGCCTATCACGGAGCGACTAAGCGAACAGGCTCTCTTGCAGATAATGACCCAAGACGAACTTCGGGAAAAGGCAGGTCTGCAACCTTTGGAGAAACCTGCCGACGTGGTTGGACCTAATCCCCAACCCGACGAGCAACCCCAAGCCGTTGAAGCCTTGCAGAGCAACGACAACATCAAGAAGTTGTCAGGCCGTGAGTACCAAAACCTGATGCGTATTGTCAGGCAGTATATGCAGGAGAAAATCACGTTGGAAATGGCTCGGACCATGTTGTCAGCAGGATTCGGCCTATCAGCCCAAGAGATTGACACGATGCTCGGAGTGCAGTCCCAAGAGTTCAGCGAACCTCAATGGGGTCAAGAAGACGATGAGGACTACGGCTGGGGCGAAGAAGAATTTAAGGTCTTGGAGGTGGTTGCGAGCAAGTTTGGAAGCCATGCAGACGATTACCATGTGATGCACTCCAAGCCGATGCGGTTCGATGCCAACATAGACGAAAACATCCGCTTGGCCTTTGCTGAACTGGGAGAGGAAGAAAAGGAACTGGACAAGAAGATTGAGGCTTACCGCAAGAAGAACCGGGACGCATCGGTTGAAGAAATGGCAAAGGAGTTCGGGGTCAGCAAAGCCAAGGTCGCCAAGCGAGTCGCCTACCTAATCACAAAGGACCGCTACCCAATCAGCCGGGCGGTGGACAACATTGCCGAGCAGAACCTTCCCAAGAATGTCAAGGAAGTGGCCGAGCCAGTCTTGGAGGTCCGCTACAAATACGCTTGGGCCACGGGTTTCAGCAACAAAGACAAAGGCTCCAGCCGTCAGTTCTGCAAGGTGATGCTTGACTTGGCTGGGCAGGGCAAGGTTTACACGAGGGAGGACATCGACGGGATTTCTGCAATCATGGGCTACTCCGTATGGAATCGCAGAGGCGGTTGGTATCACACACCGAGCGGAGTGAACAGGCCACAATGCAGGCACGTATGGGAGCAGCAGTTGGTCATCCGTAAAGGCAATAAAATCAGCAAGGCATGAAGGCACTCTTTATAAGCGAAGAAACGCTACTGGACAATAGCATCATCAACGAGAACGTTAGTTACACCCAAATCCGTCCAACGGTTGTCAAGGTGCAGGAGATGCGGATTCAGCCCATCGTTGGCTCTGCACTCTACGGGGAATTGGTTACGCAGGTCGTCAGCGGTTCAACGTCTGCACTCAACCAAACGCTGCTGGAGGATTACATCCAGCCTGCGATGATTCAATGGCTTTACTACGAGTTGCCGATGGTGTTGGCCTTTAAGTACATGAACAAGGGGATGGTCCGTAGAACGAGCGAGGAAAGCAGCCAGATGAGCATGGAAGAGATTACCCGGCTGACCGACAAAGTGAAGAACGATGCCGAGTGGTACTCCGAACGGATAACCCGCTACCTCATGGAGAACCGCAACTCCTATCCCTTGTGGAACTCGCCTCCTTCTGCTCTTGACACGATCTACCCGAACGCCACCAACTACCGAACCGGGATGGTCTTGGACCGCAACCGAAGGATGGGAATCAGCAACCTTGACTACCCCTACCCCTACGGCCCTTTGGCTGGTTGTAACGATTGCTAACGATGGGAGCACACAAAAAGAACATACTCAAGTTACAAAACTATGTCATGGATAAAAATCAAGCAGGCTCTCTTGGACCTTGCCAACAACCACCCGCAAGTAAACTCCTTCGGGACGGGCGACCCTCTTGCGGTAGGCACGGACAACACCATCAACCTGCGAACCCCAAGCCGTGAGCGTATCGTCTATCCGCTCGTTTTTGCGGATGTTCAGTCTGCAAGTACTGACGCTGGTACTTTGGACTTGGTGGTTGGGGTATATTTTAGTGATAGAGTTGAGTCCATTAAGCCGATGGGCGGAGTGGTTTCGGGCAGCCCTACGCTGGGTTGGCAGGACAACGAGGACGAGGTCCTAAGCGACCAGTTACAAATCGCACAGGACTTCATATCAGCCCTTACAAACGACCCGAACGAGGACTGGACCCTCTCATCCAGCGTGAACCTTACAAGGTTTGTAGAGAGCCGGGACGACCGCACGGCAGGGTGGCAGGCGACGATGACCTTTGAGATTCCCTACGGTCATTCAGTTTGTGAAATTCCCACATAAAAGACATTTACAATTAAACGCTAAAAAATGCCTACACCTATTTTGCAACAAATGCTCGGTCAGGGCGGTACACAGGAGTTCATTGATGGAACCGTTACCGGGAAGAACTACGACTTCTTGGTGGTCAATACCGCAGCCACATTCACAACCCTTACTGGAACTGGAAGCGAAAACCTGCTAACCGCTTACAACTTTAGTGGCAAATCCCTTTCCGCTGGCATCGTTATCAGCGGTCGCAATGGCGGTAAGATTACTGCCGTTACTCCTTCGGTGGGTTCGGTCATCGGTTTCACATTCCTCTAATGCTGATAGGTTACGGCTACGGCTATCCAACCAACCAACTGCTTGGCGGTGGCAATCCGTTTTGGCTTGCCTTCAACCAACGTGCAGACGCTGACGGGGCTTTGCCTGCGGAGGCTGCGGTCAATGGATGCCTCCAAACCCGATTCATCAACTCGTTCCAATCTTACGCTTTCTTCGTCTTTTATTCCAACTCTTGGCAGCCGTTTATGCAACGGGCGAATACCGACTCGGCTAACGCTGCGGAAGTCGCTTTCATCAACTGCCTCGAAGTCCGAATGTACAATCTCTTAAACGCATAGCAGATGCCTGCAAGCCCATCACTCCTTATCGTCCCCGCCCGATTCAAGACGGGAAAACTCTACACTCAAATCGCTACGACTTCGGCTGGGGTTGTGTTGGCAAGTTCGGGGGACTTTAACGTAACCCGTGCAACGACTGCGACCCGATTCAATTCGGCTGGCTTGATTGAGAGCGTGGCTTCGGGTGTCCCTCGCTTGGATTACTACACCAGCGGTGGGACTGCTGGCTGTCCTGCGTTGTTGGTGGAGGCGAGTGCGCAGAATGTTTTGTTGCAAAGTGAAACGTTTAATACAAGTTGGACTCTTGTAGGCCTTAATGCCTTTGGCTCAGGTAGTGTTGCAAATTCAACAGGCACAACCGACCCATTTGGAGGCACAAATTCCGATTACATTCAGGAAAACGCATCTGCTGGTACGCATGTTATTTTACAAACTCCAGCAGGGCAAGTTAGCGGAACAACTTATACTTTTAGTTGTTTTGTAAAATCGGCTCAAAGAACACAAGTAAATTTTCTTAATAATGCGGGAGGTGGGGCTAATGCTACATTCAATTTATCCGCAGGGACGGCAACCTTGGGTGTAGGCGTGTCTGCCTTAATACAAAATTATGGCAATGGTTGGTATCGGTGCATCTTGACTTACACCCCAACCGCAACGGTCAATTTTAATGTGCAAGTCCGACTTGCAGACGCTTCGGGAAACACATCATACACAGGAACGGGAACATCGGGACTCTACATCTTTGGCGCACAACTTGAAACAGGTTCCGTTGCCACCTCCTACATCCCCACAACTGCCGCAGCGGTAACTCGCAACGCAGACGTGATAAACCTAACAGGGTCAGTCAGCGGATGCATCGGGCAGACCGAGGGAACGATTTATTGGGAAGGGGCAATCAATAGGTATGACCGAGTGTTTTTCACTTTAGCATCGGGAACCTCAACAACTCAATGCGTAAGACTGCAAACCACGGGGGCGGGGCTTATTCAAGGTGTAGTTCTTTCAGGTACCGCTCAATGTATTATTGGCACATTAGCAGCGGTAACTCTTGGGCAATTCTATAAAGTCGCATTTGCTTACAAGGAAAACGACTTCGTGCTATACCTCAACGGGGTTCAACAAAACACCGATACATCAGGCACTTTACCGACCAACCTTAATTCCGTGTATTTGCTTAATTCCAACGGGACGGAAATAACCGACCAACGATGCCGTGCTGCTGCCCTCTACACCACAAGGCTCACCAACGCTGAACTCGCTGCCCTTACGACCTAACGATGGCTACCTTCCGAAAATACGCATTCCCCAAGCAGGCCGACGCTGACAAGGTGCTGGCTCTCTGCACAGGCACGACCGCTGCGGTTTCCCTCGGAGTCTTGGATGGATTTATCTGCTATGACATCCTTTGGGAGGGCGACGCACCCGAGGGGGCTACCCAGTACACAACTTGGCCCGAACCTTGCGGAGTCCACTCCTTCCTCGGATGGGACGAGCAGTACACGGAGGACTACAACCAACACAAATCTTTATGAAACTCTTTCGCAAACGCAACCCCGAAACACCTAAACTACCCCTAATGAAATCAGC